TCTTTCATCAATTCTCCATTACCATCTTGCCATGCAGTAAATAATCTAAACGCTTTCTTTGCAAGAAAACCTCCAAAAAGTATTTTAAGTGCATCTCCTATCTTATCAAAGAATCCTTTAGTTTTCTTTTGTTGCTCATCTATCTTTGGTTTTGCTTTTTCTAAAGTATCATCTTCCTCTAATTCTGCCTCCCTACCCTTTCTTATTCTATCCTGCATCATAAGATTTTGTTGCTTTGCTAATTCCTCTTGTATTTTAGCATCAGTCTCATTTCCTTTTATAATTACCTTCCTGATGTTAGCAAGAACTGTTGTCATACTAACCACAGATGCTTCTAACGTACTTACTCTTTTTTCTAAATTATTGATTGGAGCAGCTAAAGCACCACCATCTGCTTGCACCCTTTGTTGCTCAATAGAGGATTTTTTTGATAATACTAAAGCACCGCCACCACCAATATTCATTTTGGTATTTTTAGCAATCGCCTGTCTTGCAGATTTATTTAAAATACTACGTTTTGCAAATATCTGTTTTCTTTCCTGATTTGTTAAGACTCTTCCCGTAGCAGGATCTATCCCCGTATCTGCTGCGTCCAGATTAGGGTTATTACCTATATTGTAAAATTGGTCGTTAACTGCCATTTACACCATTTTTTAAATTTTCCTCTTCAATATATTGAGATAAGAGAGTTACATATATTTCTCTTTCCCAAGGCATCATATTTTCTAACTCTGTTAATGAATATTTATGATGTTGCATTAGGGCAAAATTAGTCTTAAAGTATGACTCAAGAGATTCATGAGCCATAGCTACTCGAAAAAAGACTGTAAACCCTCCAAAACGACATGATTAGTAACTTTAGTTTTAGGATTAACTATGTCAATAGTATGTTTTAATTTTGGCATAGTCTCAAAAAACTTTTCAATTTTTTTGAATTGTTGTGAATTAAGTTGTTCAAGGAAAGCATTTAATTCTTTCTTTGTACATTCGGAAGCAGCAAATGATTCCTCTGGACTGAAAACTTGATCAATACAATCAGCAATCAAATCAAAGGTATCTTCTACTGAAACATCTTCCTGATTAAAATTAGATTTAATAAATTGACCTAAAGAAGGGTATTTTAATCTCAAAGTGTAATTATCATCTAAAACCACATCTCTATTATGATCTGAATCTATATTCAAATTTATTTCATCTATATCAATTAATACAGGAACTTGTGTTGCCCCATCATCAGGACAAGTTATCAATACTTCAACTTGTTCTCCCACAGATTTACCACGAACATGTAAAAATAGATATTCTATCTCAAAAGTTGGTAGTTTATCTACTTTGACACCTCTTGTTAAAATACAACTAGAGAGGACATCTTTAACAGCACGACCAATTTGTTTTTCATCTTGACTCTCCATTGCTATAACAAGAATTTTTTCTTCTTTAACAAGGAAAGGTCTATATTTTACAGTTTTCTTCGTAACAGGCAACTCTAACTCATACGTTGGAGTTGAAATGGTTGGTAAAGGCATAATAAATTATAGCAATTCGTATAGTATATAGCACACTTTTTTAGATATCAACAATAACATCTTTCCCTTCTTTTATCCTCTGCCTCTCGTTCTTGATGTAAAGTGCCTCATTACTATCTACGTTTGTAGATACCGTTCCGTCTTTATCACTAGGGATGATAGGATTATTATTAGATATGTCAAGATTCTTTTGAGCTATATCTTTAAGTTGATTAACAGTAAGATTATTATATCCTTGACCACTACGAAACTTAGATATATTACTTATAGGTCCAGAAACATAACGAGTATATTCAAAAGTAGCAGAAGCAGTTAAAATTTTAGATCCCTCATAACCAACCTGAATACTAGCTACGTTTTGTGGAAATAGATCAAAGAAAGTGTATTCTAAACTATTATCATAATCTCTTTCAAACTTCATAATTTTAGTCTCTTGCATCCTATAATCATCAGGATACTGCATTCTTATGAAGTAGTTTGTATTATTTTGATTAATCCGTCCTACTCTACCTTCAGGTGCATGAGTTCCACCAGCTGTGTACTCCATCCAATGTTCTAAAAATTTTAAAACCTTATAGTCTTTATCAACATAAAAACTAAGAGTGATAGGTGTAAATATTCGACTATGTGCAAATTTTTCTGTTATTCCAGTATAAGCACCTGTAACATTTGCAGTAGCAAGAGATGTAAATGGTAACTGAGCCTGATTACATAGTAAACCCATATCTCCTGCTATAAATCTACCATCAACCCCTCTTTCCCTCAAATAATTACTTAACCCTCCAGATGCTCTACCAAAACTAACCACATAATGAGAAGTTTGAGCCAAATTAGTTAGAGTTGGTTTAAAATCACTTATTCTTCTTGGTCTCGGTTTTTCCACACTAAATATCTAATATGAGTTTAATTATACCTATTTAGCATGACATACAAGGGAAAATACCGACCATCTTATCCTGAAAAGTATAAAGGTAATCCTATGAACATAGTATATCGTTCATTGTGGGAACGAAAATTCATGGTTTACTGCGATAAAAATAGAAATATTTTAGAATGGTGGAGTGAAGAAATCGCTATCCCTTATAGATCTCCAATTGATAGGAGAATACATAGATACTTTCCAGACTTTTATATCAAAGTAAAAGAGTCTCATGATAAAATTAAATCATATCTTATAGAAGTAAAACCTAAGAAACAAACAAAACCACCAGTAAAACCAAAAAGACAAACAAAAGGTTATATTCGTGAAGCATATGAGTATGCTAAGAATCAATCAAAATGGAAAGCAGCGATTGAGTATTGTAAAGATCGTGGATGGGAGTTTAAAATTATAACAGAAAAAGAACTAAAAGTATGAGTAGACTATCGGAAATATTAGAAGAATATACAGGTTCGGAAGATGTCGATGATATCTACCAAGAGGTATTAGGAGTGCTTTCTGAAGGAGGTGTTCCAGAAGTTGGAAAATATTACACATTTGTATATCGTCCCAAAACACCTAACTTAAGATATGATGAATATCCACTGGTAGCAGTTACAAGTATATTTGATTGGGGATTCAAGGGTATTAACTTTCATTGGGGACAATCAAGACAATATACCTTTCAAGAGATAGTCGGTGGTGTCTATAATATAACTGATGAAGAGTTATCAGATGCCAAAAATTTATCTTTTGGTAAATATAGGCTAAATAGATAAAAAAAGAGAAATAATGGCAAGGTCAGAGGCATTTAATAGAAGTAGGGGTTCAGGGGAAAGGAATAGTAACATAACTCCTGAAATGCGAGAAGTTGTAAAAATATGGGCACTTAATAAAAATTCAAATTTAGGTAAAGAAACAGCAAATATTACTGGAACTCCAAGATCATCTGCACCTCTCAGATATCCTTTTGCAAAAATAGATGAGCATGATGATTATATGAGAATTGAAATAGTTGAATTTACTCCACCAGGTCTAGTAAGAGCAGATGATTCACTTCGTTTAAGAACTAGTGATGAAATTGCAAAGAAAGACATCAATTATACTATTATACTACCAGTTCCTCAAGGTGTACAAGATGGTAGATCTGCAGAATGGGGAATGTCAGAAATGGGTCCTTTAGGTGCATTAGCAGCGAGTGCTGCAGGAGCAGGTCTAAGATCAGAAGGTAGTTTGGCTTCTATGGGAGGAGCATCTTTTTCAGAAATAACAGGTCAACTTAACGAATTAGGAACATCAGATAGGGCAACAATTGGTAAATTAGTAACTGGTGGAGTTGCAGGAATGGTCGCAAATGCAATTACAGGTGGAAATGCTGATTTTGTTGCTAGAGAAACTGGTCTAAGGATCAACAAAAACCAACAATTATTATTCAGTGGTGTAACTGGCAGAGACTTTTCATTTAACTGGGATGTAATTCCAAGAAGTAGAAAAGAAGCTGAGCAAGTAAAAGTTATCATAAGAATACTTAAACAATCAATGTCTGCCCAAAGAGGAGGAGCAGCAACTGTAAAAGGTTTATTTTTAAAATCTCCAGATATATTTTATCTAACATATATGAAGGGAAGAGATCCACATCCTTTCTTAAATGCATTTAAACCATCAGCACTTACTAATTTTACTGTAAACTACACAGGTTCTGGAACTTATGCTACATATTATGATGGAAATCCAATACACTTAAATCTTTCAATGACCTTCAGAGAATTAACACCAATATACAGAGAAGATTACTTATCAGAAGCATCAGGAGAGGGAGTAGGATTCTAATGGGATTTTTTAGAGAGTTACCTAATGTTGAATATCTGTCTCCACTTTCAGATAGAAATTCTTCCTTAGATTTCATAAAAGTTAAAAATTTATTTCGTCGTGTAAAAATTAGAGACGACTTAAAAAAATATTTTACTATCTTTGATAAAGTAACTGTCAAAGATGGTTTTCGTCCTGATCAAGTTGCGGAGCAAGTATATGGACAATCTGATC